TGCATATGGTGTATGAATAATCGAATAAGTGAGATATCTAAGTGCACAGCGCCCAATTGTGCACTCTTTATTTTTCGTTCTGGCAAACGTCCAAAGGCAAATGAGATAGGCTCATAAAATCAATTTCTAGGAGCTAGACCCCCTTGCTACCCCCATTTTTTTCCAAGAATTTTGACAGCGAGGGTAATCCTATGCCCCAGATCATTTTTTTCAAAAAACCCCCGTTTCTTGTTATATCGAAATTAAAGGCAGGGGAGGATCAAAATGAAAGACACCCAATGGAGACAGTTACATGCGAAAATCAGCAATTCACAGAAACTCAAAAACGTGGCGCCAAATCGTCCCCAGTGGTTTCGTCTTGGTTGTCAACTGGTTTACACCTGGTTGATCCCCTGGGGTGATGATGATGGTCGGATCAAGGCGGAAACCATCCAGATTAAGGCTAATGTATTTCCCTATGTTGATCTTACACCTGTGAAACCAAGTGACAACCAAGTGACAACCATGTGTCGTCAGGTTGCGGCGCTTGAGGAAATGTTGATAGAATTGGACAAGGTCGGTCTGATCCAGTGGTATGAGATAGAAAATGAGCATTATATACAAATTTTAGACTGGGAGAAGCACCAGTGTATAAGAAAAGATCGTTATAAATCAAGTATCTATCCTCAGTGTCTCATCAACGAAACCAATAGACAACCAACTGACAACCAGGCGACAACCAATTGTCAACCAGGTGTCACCCCTATACCATCACCATCACCATCACCATCACCATCACCATCACACACACAGAATGACAGCAATGCGCAAAATACTTTTGCGCGTGTGCAATGCTTTGAAGAATTCTGGAATGAGTACAACAAAAAGATAGGCAGAACCAAATGTGAAAATTGGTACACTAAGCACATTACCGACCAGGATAAACACCAGGAAATAATGGCAGGTGTTAAGAAGTGGAAAGAATCGGGGCAATGGGAGGACAAACAATACCAGCCATATCCCCATACCTTTCTACGTAACGAGCGGTGGAAGGACGAACCTCCCAAGAGAGGATCACCGAAAGTGAAAACAGATATTGAAACCAAAAACATGCGTGAGAAATTCATCAGGGGGGAGATATGACCAGGAAAGACTTTATTGAACAAGCGAAAGACATTGATAGTAAATATGATGCAACGGATGAAATAGTCGAGGCATACCAAGAGCATTGCAAACACCTAAGCAGAGAGCAGGCCGAAAAATTACTTGGTAAGCACCAGCTAAGTCTCATTGGCAAAAAATGGAATAAATGTTTTGATCGTGCAGTGCTCACCTATCAAAAAACACACCGGACAACGCAGATAGTAGGTAGAATATACCTGAAGCCAACATTGGAAAATCACGAGAAAAGAATCTTCTGGAAGGATATTATACCTGATGGTTCAAAAAGGGACAGGTGTATTGCCATTGCCAAAGAAAACCTGGGGATAGATTTGAAAGAGGAAATTTTGAGCATTTTAAACATAACACAAGTCGAACCAAAAGAGGATATACCATTTTGATGGGCATCATTACCGGCTATGATCGTAAGAAACACGCAATAGCACGTTGTCGGTATTGCGGCGAAGAATTTATTGCCACAAATAAAAGGGTAACGCTATGTCATAGGTATGAATGCGCTCAAAAGAGAGAATTAGAAGAAATTAAAAAAAATAAACAACGTTACAAAAAAAAGAAGGGGGGCAGGCAATGATTGAAAAGAAAAATCGTGTAACAAAAACCATATGTTATGTTTATGATTGCAAATACAACGATAATAAAGCCTCGGTTTGTAAAATAAAAACCACGGCTTTAATCTTGGCGGAAATAAGGCCGGGGTCTGATGTGATCACGCCTGTTTGTGGGTTCTATGACGGTAAGCATGATCCGCGAGAAAATACATTCACGATTCACATTAATAATGGGACGATCGATGACCTGCAAGCCGAAATTTAAGCTAATCCGTCGCACGATAAAGGCAAAGGATTTTATCAAGAATCCGAATTTGCGCAGGTTTGATTGCGTGCATTATGACCAGTGCCTTCAGATGGCAGAAATTGAGCTAGATAAATTCAATAAAAAGAATAATTATCGGCGCCATAACGCAAGGATGCGTTATCATATGTTTCAATCTTTTGTCTGTGGTAAGAGTTGTTACAGGCCGAACGTATTACTAAAAAAAAACACGGCGCATAGGAGTGGCAACCATGAATCAATACACTAAAGGCCGGGCAATCGAATATAAGGCCGTTCAGCTTCTAAAGAAGAGCGGATGGGAGACCATTAGGGCAGCGGGATCGCACGGCATGTTTGATATCTGGGCGTCGAGATATGAAAAGGGGAGAATCTATCTAAGAAAGATACAAATCAAGTCTGGGAAGACGAAGCCCACAAAGGAAATCAGCATGATAAAGGAACGAAAGCCTTATTTGCCAGAAAGAGTAAACGAAGAATTATGGTGGTATCCTAATGCAAAAATAGGGTTCTTAAAATTTTAAATGGGGTTAAATTAGGGAGAGGCACCGCAAACGCCTTGCCCTATCGCCTCGGCCAGAGATGTATCTCATAATCAGCAAGGAATACCTTTTCAGACTTTTAGTGCTTGCCTACTGCCTGGGGGCGCTGACCCTGGCGCTGGGCCTGTGGCTTGAACCCTTAAGCTGGTTGTTTGCAAGGCTGTAAAAAAACTGAAAGGAGGTAGACACCATGTTTGACAAGACGGATTTTATGCACGAAAGATTTGAATTACTTAGTATCATGGCAGGCGAAAAGGGCATAGAGTTGGACCTGGTCATGGTTATGCCGGCCCGGGTAATGGAGAACGGGCACACCGAGACGATCATGTACTTGGTGCGCTGCATGGAAAAGCTGAAGGCAAAAGGACTGTCGGCAACCTATACCGATCTTGACCTAAAGAGGGGCAGCGCGCGTATAAAGGCAGTTGTGAAAGGTAAAGCGAGAGCTCCTGCCTTGGTGAATTCCAAATTGCTCGAGATCCCAAAATCATCCCCGGGGCGGGCAGAAACCGCAACCGGTAAAGGCATCTGTAAAATCGAAGGCTGCGGGAAACCGGTGTTGCATAATGGTCTTTGCAGCCCGCATTATCATCAGGACTGGGCACGCAGGAAAAGAGAAAAGGCGAGGGCATAGGTTATCATTAACAGGGCAAGAGATAGTCCCGGGTGATGTTGATAGACCGCGGCGCGGCTAGGCTGGGCTCGGCATGGCTAGGCTGGGCGTGGCCGGGCGTGGCGTGGTAAGGCATGGCATGGTAGGGTAAAATAAAACAAGGAGAAAAAAGGAGAAAGCGATGAAAGAGTTAAAATTCAAAGCAATTGGTATTACCCCATTATTAATCCATAACAATCGAACAGCAAATCCATTGAACCGATATGCTCAGATATTGAAAATTTTAAACGCCAAAGGAAAGAATAAAACAGACCAGGATCATAAAGACGTTGCGAGGATTGAATGGGAAGCGGGGCTTTATCTCCACGATGGGGTGGTCGCAATTCCTGGTCGCTGTATAGATGCGATGCTTTTTAAAAGTGCGAAAAAAACAAGAAATGGCCCGAAATACAAAGAAGGTACCATGATTGCAGAAGATTATTGCCAGCTTGATTATCGCTCGCCGAAAATCAAAATAAAGGAGAACGACCACATCCCCAACCCCGAGCTTGATAAATTTTATGATGCTACTAATTTCCAGGCGCCGGTAAAAATTAACCGTTCTTCTACCGTCATAAGAACAAGACCGATTTTCTATGACTGGTCGTTGGAGTTCACGGTCATTATTGATGAGAACATACTTGATGAGAGAACGGTGAAAGACATCGCCAAAACCGCAGGAGAATATGTTGGGCTTTGTGAAGACAGACCACGCAAGGGAAGGTTTGAAATAGAGTTGATATAAGTCTGGCTCGGCAGGGCCCGGCGTGGCGGGGCTGGGCGGGGTAAGGCACGGTAGGGCACGGCGAGGCCGGGCAGGGCTAGGCTTGGCTGGGCGGGGCACGGTAGGATACGGTAGGGTAGGGGCTTTTTAAAAAAAAATGGAGGAAATAAGCATGAATGAAATAAAAAGGGAACCTGCATGGAAAGAGGCCATTGAAAAGATTCGGAAAAGATTTGAAGATGGTGGATACGGAATCCTTATCACGGATGAGGAGTTTGATGCATATCTATCAATCAAGAAACCGGAAGGCTCTTTTACTTATGAGCAATTCAAGAGCTATGAGACGGAACGGTTACAGAGGTACAAAGCCTTAGAGGTCTTGTTAGATGAGCACAATATATGCCTTGTGCGCTCTAATGCAATTCCGGGCTTTGAATTGTTGCCCCCGAAAGAACAGGTCAAGAGAGGCTATGAAAGAAGGATGGTAAAGGTAAGGCGTGAATTGAACAAGGCTCAAAAAGCGATAATGAATGTTGACCATACGCTCTTATCTCTGGAAGAAGAGGCGGAACGGCAAAGAAAAATAATGAGAACCGCGTTTATCAAATGTGCTATCAATAAACGCAAATTTGAGATTGTGGCTCCAAAAGAGCAGAAACAAATCTCGGATGCAAGTAATTTGAGTTAGGCACGGTATGGTTTGGTCTGGCGAGGTTAGGTCAGGCACGTTCGGACGTGTTAGGATTGGATGTGGTAGGAACGGGTCTGGTGCGATCCGATCAGGCATGGCGGGGCAAGGCATAAAACAAAAGCGGTCATTACGGGTGCCCGTAACATCTGTAATGGCCGTTTTTTAAAAAGGAGGCATTAACTGAAATTTACTTCTACTGTCAGCGCACTCATTTTTTATTTCGTTAATCGCGATCTGCTTTTACATCCCAGGGGAATGTCATTGAAAGACAGACATTTCGTCTTTAAAAAACCCCGCATCCCATCATTTAAGACCCTCGACACCGTCGCTATCATCGGGTTCTACTTTCATCGGCATCTTTCAAATACTGCTAGAATCATCATCAGGCGCTATCTCTATGATCGCAGCAATTTCAAGGAAATTGCCAAAATGCTCAACGATATGCAGCGCACAAGGGCATATAATGAGAGCAGAGTAGAGGAGATATATCATCGTAACATACAGAAACTTGATGACAAACTGAGAAAGGCGGGCATGTTGACACTCCCCTGAATAAATTCCATGAGAAAGACAACGATTGAACTCACTGAGGAGAAGTATGAGCTCATCTATGCCGATAAGGAGCGGGAGGAGGACATCCTGGCCGACACGATGGCCGTGCCACTACAGAAGATCAAGACCTTCCGAAACGGTAAGAACGGCAACGGCTGGACAAACATGCTTATCTTCGGCGATAACCTTCAGGTATTGAAGACCCTCTTGCAGATGAAGCAGGAAGGGAAACTCAAGAACGCTGATGGGACGCCGGGGGTGAGGCTGGTCTATATTGATCCACCCTTTGCCACAGGGCAGGAGTTTAGGGGAAAACAGGGCCAGAAGGCGTATCAAGACAAGATTGCCGGGGCAAAGTTTTTGGAGTTTCTGAGGAAGCGGCTAATCTTCCTACGGGAGTTGTTGAGCGAGGATGGGAGTATTTATGTGCATTTGGATTGGAAGAAGGGGCACTATGTCAAGATTCTAATGGACGAGGTATTGGGGGAGCAAAATTTTAGAAACGATATTATTGTCAAGCGCATTAAAAGAAATTATGTAAAAAAAGGGGAAAAAGTCAGGAAATTAGATACTGGCCATGATGTTATCCTTTTCTTTGCAAGGTCAGAAAATCATTTTATTATCCCACCAATAAGATTAAAACCAAGGGAAAAACGGTGGCACTCTTTCGGGACCACTGGAATTAGAGGCGGAAGGGATTATGAATTATTTGGGTACAAACCTGGGCGAACAAGTCATTGGAGATGGACTAAAGAACGTGCAGAAAAGGCAATAGCCGAAGGCAGTCTTCGCCCTAATCCCAATACTGGTAAGCCAGAATATTTAATTGAAAAAAGAGAAGAGGAAGTGATTGATACTATTTGGAATGATGTGAATGCGTATTCAGTTACACCAGATTATCCCACTGAAAAGAGTGAGACTCTTATTTATCGTATAATCCGTGCCTCCTCCAACCCCGGCGACCTTGTGTTGGATTGCTTTGCCGGCTCGGGCACGACCCTTGCCGTGGCGGAGAAACTTGGCAGGCACTGGATCGGCGTGGACTGCGGGAAGTTATCCATTTACACCATGCAAAAGCGTCTTTTGAACATCGCCGAGAGCAAAGATTTGGAGAACCCCAAGAAAAAATACGGTAAGCTGTGCAAGCCTTTCACCCTCTACAACGCCGGACTTTATGACACGGTGGACGCCGCCGGCTTTGACTTTATTCAGACACCGACAGTGGAGTGCAAATATTTCATTGATGACAAGAAGGGGCAATTGGAATTAGGGAAAGTAACCAAGGAATTCGTGATCAAGATTGAAAGGTTTGAGAGCAAGGTCATCTCCCGTAAACCGCTTGAGTTTGCCAACCTTGAAACCCTTTCAATGGTCATGCTGGACTATGACTTCAACGGAGAGGTCTTTGACTTAGACAAGGTCTTCTACGTGGATGATTTGAAAAAGAACGGCTATGAAGTGCGCTTTGCCGAGGACAAGGTCAAGAAGCAGATTATGGTTATCTACATTGATATCTTTGGCAATGAGAAGTGGGAGACAAAGACTCTGTCCGAACTTGATGACAAACTGAGAAAGGCGGGCATGATAAGTGAGGGGCAGTAAAAAAGCCCTTGACAACCACTTAGAAAAAATGTAAGTTTATACTGTATGCTGGGATAGGTGCCTTTAGGTACCTTCCAGTGCTTTTTCATGTCACCTCCTTTCTCAAAAAAGCCTCAAGAGACTGACCCCCTCTTGGGGCTTTTTGTTTCTCAAGGGAGGCAATCATCTTGCGCGCTTTCGATACTAGGGAGTGATTCATGGAAGAGAAAGACAAGCATGAAGGATGCGGAGTAAATAGAATGGGCAATACCTGCGTGTTGGTTGTATGCGTGCTTGCCATAGTGTTTATCGAGACCGTAGCATTAATGAACGGTATTGACGGAAAATTACTTGCGATTGCGATTGGAGCAATAGCGGGACTGGGGGGATATACCCTCCCTAAAATTTTCAATATAAGAATGAAATGACCGCAGATGAACTGAAGATAGCAAGAAAACAACAGTTGATGATCCTGGGCGAGATCAGCCTGATGCGGGAAAGGCTTTGCGTTCACGCCCTATGTAGCGATTCATTTAACGTCATTGAGAGCTGCGCTAACGTGACCCTGGATTATCTGAACAGTCTGAACAACGAAAAAAAAGAGTAATGCGAAAAATCATAATGATACCGGCCAAGGGCCAGGGAGATAAAGGAGAACACCGATGAATAAGGTACAACTAGCTTTATTAATCATCAAAATCGTTCCTTGCATAATAGCTGCCTTTAATGAAGTCGGGCAGGCAAAGGAAAACGATGGGAAAGTTGACATAGCGGAGGCGATGCAGATTCTAGAGAACCTGCTTGTATGTGTGAAAAACAAGGTTATGGACAAATAAATGCAGTTATCCTGGCGCAGAATTATCATCCATCACAGCGCAACACCGGACACCACGCTGCTCAACGTGCAGGCAATCAGGAGGTATCATATCGAGGTCAAGGGCTGGCCAAGAATCGGGTATCATTTCTTGCTGGATAACGTCAATGGACAGATAGAGGTAATTCAGGGCTGCCCTTTACATCTAACCGGGACGCATACCAAAGACAAAAATACCGGCAGCTTAGGGATATGCGTTATCGGAAATTATGAACTAAAGGAGCCGGGTCCGGAACGGTGGGCTAAACTGGTAGAGCTCTGCGTGAGCCTGGTAAAGGTCTTTGAGATCAGGCTGCTTGATATCTACGGGCACAGGGACTTTGCGCCTACTGCCTGCCCGGGGAGATACATCAACCTGGATAAACTTCGTGATGATATCGCACGGGAGATTATCGGCAGGGTGTACAATAAGGACCTGGGGAACGCATGAAGCTGACCAAATATGCCCGGGCCCTCGAGGCCACACACAACATGATGGAAAGGTTCTATCGCTGCTATGAAGAAAAGGGCGGGGTGGAGCCTGAAGACTTCGTGCGGGAGCTCACGATCCATAGCAACGAGGTGAGAAAAATAACCGACAACCTTTTCTATAACAAAGATTTTAGCGTGATTATCATGTGGAGTCCTAAAGGGTGAAATGATTATCAAGACCATACCCCTTTCGAAAATCAATCCTGCGCCCTATAACCCCCGGAAAGACCTGAAGCCAGGTGATCCGGAATATGAAAAGATAAAACGCAGTATCGAGGAATTCGAGCTTGTAGAGCCTTTGGTCTGGAATAAAAGGAGTGGCAATCTAATTGGAGGCCACCAGCGCTATAAGGTGCTGAAAGAGAAAAAGGTAAAGACGGTTGAAGTAAGTGTGGTGGACATTCCGCCCTCGAGGGAGAAGGCGCTCAATATTGCACTCAATAAAATTCAGGGCGAATGGGACTACCCGAAACTCAAGGATTTAATTACCGAGATTGATACCGGTGAGTTTGATATCGAGATCACCGGCTTTGATGAGATTGAGCTGAAAGAAATCTTTGATTATGAGATTAAAGGAATTAAGTTTGACAGCGACAAAAACATTGATAATTCCAACAGTAGAATTATTATCTATTGCCCCGATACGATGTTGGATGACATAAAAAGAGAGATCAAAGAATTGAGCGATAAATATAATGGCCTGGTAATTCAATATAAAGATGGGATTTAAAGTCGGCACAACAACCATTCATGAACACAATCATACTTTGGGATTGGATATCATATCTGAAGAGCTCAAAAGGGCAGGTTATGATGTTCGATCTGTAACTCATAGAAATGCAAAAGAATGCGATGTACTTTTGGTTTCGCTGTACTGGGTAGATCAAGCGCTATTATATCCGCAATGGCTAAGCAACGCCAAAATTAATCCCGTTGAAAATAAGCCGATAATAATTGTGGGAGGATCGGTGACGTGGAACCCCATAATATTACAAAATATGTATAATTATGCTGTTATTGGGGACGGGGAAAACATAGTTGTAGAGCTGATTAAGAACATAGAAAAGGGCAACAAAAACTTTACGGCGCCTTGGCTAATAAAAAATGGAAATGAGCGCCAAAAGAAAACGGGAAATGTCTGCAAAGAACTTAAGGCATATCACTATGTAGAATCCAGAACAAATAAAATTACAAGAATAGAAATAGCGCGAGGATGTAAAGGGAAATGTAAATTTTGTCAGCTCACTTGGATTAAGCCATATAGAGAATTGCCACCAGTAGTATTGAAGAACTTAATAGCAACCGCGCCAACAAATAATATAGCGTTATTTTCACCAGACCGGGGGTCATATTCCGAATATGAGGCAATAGAGAGATGGTGCCTAAAATATAAAAAAAGAAATATTGGCACCGATATTCGATTAATCTCCACCAAAAAGATAGACATGGCAAGCAGTGTGCGAATCGGAATAGAGGGGTTTTCAGAAAGAGAAAGGAAATCAGTAAATAAACCTTATAAAAATCTAGATTTAGCGAATGATATTGCCCATATCTATAATGACCTGAAGACACCGAAGGGAAAGCCGATCACTGTTATCACCGCCTATATGCTCATTGGATTGCCAGGCCAATGCGAGGAAGATTATCAGGAGTTTGCCGATACTCTGCGAAAAATAGATGTCTTGTGCGGTAAAACAAAGTACAAAAAAACACTTTTTCTTACCCTCAACGATTTTTTGCCCATGAACCACACCCCGATGGAGAATGCAACAAAAGACATTTTCACTGACCATTTGAACCTTTGGATGAAACATAAACCCCATCTCGAAAACATCACCATTGCACAGCACGGAGGCACAAGGTGTTCAGCAGTCCGATTAGCACAGCTATTGGTATCACGTGGAGGAGAAAATGCCAATACTGCTATTTACAATATTTCCACCAAATATCAGAAATTATTGAACAATAAAACGGAAAGAGGCGGTCAGGACATGATAATTTTCCTTAAAAAATGCGGAGTAGATATTGATGTGCTAATCAACGGTTATCAGAACAAATCACCCTGGGAAAATATTCGCCCCATAAATGTCAAGGAAGATGCGCTTTAATATAGGCGGCATTCTTCATTAGTTAGAAATTGGTTGTTTTTTAAGGAGTGGTGAGGCAGGTGAGAGAAAGGTTGAAACACAGGGCTGCATTTGACTATTACTATGCCCTGGGTGATAAAAGGAGTTTAGCGAAGGTTGCACGCAAATTTAAGGTTTCTGTTCAATCGCTGGTCAAGTGGTCAAAAAACTTTCACTGGAAGGAGAGGATAGAGAAGCGGGACAGAGAAAATGCTGAGAGGATCGAGAAGAAAACGGATCAGGCAATCGTCAAGACGAAACTGGAATACAGAAACGACATCAGGAAGTCATTTGCCATTGTCTTGGCGCTCTTGGGTACTGCCATTGAGAAGGGGAAGCTCAAATCAACCCTAAAAATAAAAAGCATAAAGGATATCAAAGACCTCATCGACAGCAAGGAGAAGCTGATCAAGGCTGACCTGTTGTTAATGGGTGAACCGACACATAGATTTGAGCATGATCTCAAAGGAATCGCAGAAAAAATACGAGACGACCCGGAGGCCTGCCGGCTTGCCACTCAGCTCCTTGAACAAATTACAACTGGCGAGGGCGATGCCGGCGGGGCTGGCGTGGCTGATTGATCCTACCTGGATTTGTGCGCCTCATCTTGCTCGGCTCAACATCAAATTGATGGAGATCGCCCACGGCAGGCTGAAGCGCCTCATGGTATTTATGCCACCCCGGAACGGTAAGTCAACACTGATTTCGGAATGCTTCTCGGCCTGGTACCTGGGGAATTATCCTGACCGGCGGGTTATTCTTTCGAGCTATGAGGCAGATTTCGCGGCCTCCTGGGGTAGAAAGGCACGGAATATCTTAGAGGAATACGGCAAAACTATATTTGGCATAGAGCTTTCTAAGGATAGCACCGCAGCGCACCGGTGGGATATTGCCGGGCATAAGGGCGGGATGGTGACTTCGGGGATCGGCGGTGCGATCACAGGGAAAGGCGCTCATGTATACATCATCGATGATCCGGTCAAAGGTCCTGAGCAGGCGCACTCCAAGACGATACGAGACAAACACGATGATCATTACAAATCGGTAGTGCGCACCAGGCTCGAACCAGGAGGCGCAATCATCCTGGATATGACCCGCTGGAATGAGGATGATCTCGCAGGGAGAAGGCTCAAGGAAATGGAGGAGGGAGGGGAGCAGTGGGAGGTCCTCTCTTTTCCGGCAATTGCCAAAGAGAACGATGCGCTTGGCAGAAAAGCAGGGGAGGCGCTCTTTCCCCAACGCTATCCGGTAGAGGCGCTTCTAGATATCAAGAAGTCGATCGGTTCTTACTGGTGGTCAGCCCTCTATGATCAGACACCAAAACCTGATGAGGGAAATATTTTTAAACGAACCTGGTGGAAATTTTATGACAGGGGTGAGATCAAGGCCCAAGAGTTTGACCGGATTATTCAATCATGGGACATGACCTTTAAAGACACCGCAAAATCCTGCTATGTGGCTGGGCAGGTATGGGGAGAAAAGGGGGCTGACAAATATTTATTAGATCAGAAGCGTGACAGGCTCGATTTTGTCGCCACGGTAGAGGCGTTTCAGATGCTGACCGCCAGGTGGCCGCAATCTTCGGCAAAACTGGTGGAAGACAAGGCGAACGGCCCGGCGGTGATCTCCACGCTCAAGAGGAAGATCGGCGGCATCATCCCCTATACCCCCAAAGGAAGCAAGGAGGCGAGAGCCCACGCGGTAACACCCTACATCGAGGCGGGCAATGTCTATCTTCCGCAGGATGCGTACTTTTTAGATGATTTCATCAACGAGTGTTCGGCTTTTCCTCATGCAGCATATAACGATCAGGTGGATGCCATGACGCAGGCGCTCGATTACCTGTTCGGAAAACCGCCCCTTAAGATCACCCATCTGTAAGGATCTAAAATCATGGAAATAAAAATTGACAGCCGGTTTATTCGCTTTCAATTACGGCTCTTTGGAAAAGAGCTGCGACAGCTTGATGGATACAACAAGAAAGGCGACGGGCAGTGGTCGTATGACTGGATCCGCTGCCTAGAATCCGGGTTTGGTAAAAATAAGCTCCTGCAACCTTACAAGCAATACCCCTGGATCTATATCGCTATTCGTGAGATCGCCGTCGCCATTTCCCAGGTGCCGTTTCTAATCTACCGGGGGAACGATCTCCTGGAGGAAGGACCGGTCTACGAGACCTTCCGCAAACCCAATCCTTACACGTCGCGCTACGAGTTCAAAGAAGCGGTTATGACCTACCTCTGCCTGGACGGAAACGCTTATATCGTCATGCTGAGTGTCAATAATAAAATACCCGATGAGCTCTGGGTGTTCGGCAAAGAATGGATGACCAGGCTTAAAGATCAGAACAGCAACCGCACCGTAGGTTATCGGCTCAATAGCAAGGTGCCACAGACCTTTGATGCCCGCCAGGTGATCCACCTGAAGCTCTTTAATCCCTACGCCCCGACCGAAGGCCTCTCGCCGGTTACGGTAGCACGCCTTACCGCGGAGGTCGACTACAGCGCCATGAAGTATAATAAAAAGGTGCTGGAAAACGGAGCGGAGCCGGGCGGGATACTGACCCCCAAAGATAAGGATATAGTACTGAATGAAAGCCAGATCAAACTGCTAAGGGAGCAGTGGGAGGAACGCCACAAGGGCGTAGATAAGGTGAAAAGGGTTTCAGTGATGCCGGCGGCGCTTGAATACAAGGCAACCTCGCTTAGTCAGAAGGATATGGAATTTTTGCGGATGCGGCAGTACAGCCGCGAAGAGATACTGGCGATATGGCAGGTACCGAAAGGGGTAGTGGGGATCACCGATGATTTGAACTATGCGACCCTGTGGGGGCAAAAAAAGATATTCTGGCAGGAGACGCTTTTGCCCTATCTCACCCGTTTTGAAGACGCGATTGACTCCGGATATTTCAAGATCTATGCAGACGATCTCTGGGGTGAATTTGACCGCAAATCTATCCCAGAGCTACACGAAGATTTCAGGGAAAAGATGGACAGTGCCCATAGGATGTGGCAGATGGGATGGCCGATTAATGCGATCAACGAACGGTTGGACCTGGGTATGCCAAAGGTGCCCTGGGGAGATACCGTCTTTATACCAATGTCAATGATCCCGATCGATATGGCAGGTGAATATCAGGCGCAGCTTTCAAACGGCAGCAACGGGAAGGGAGGGGAAAGGCTGGCGTTGCCGATAATCAAGGTCGAGAAGCCCGAAGAACTCCGCCTCAAGCGGTGGGTGAATTTCTTAAACCGGGTGGACCCGGTTGAAAGGAAGCTTACCTCAAAGCTCCAGCGCTATTTCTTTGAGCAGAGAAAACTCGTCTTGGAATTACTATTGAAACATTCAAAGGATGTTGGTGACTATGAGTTCTTTTTCTCCTGGGAGGAGCAGGAAGAGAAATTGATGAACGTGTCGAGGCCATATTACCGCGATGCCATTCAGAACGGTTCCAGGATCGTGGCCGATGTTTTGGGGGTGGAGGCGTTTGATATTAGCAACCCGCTTGCAATTCAGGCGATTGAACACCGCTGCACCCGGATCACGCAATGTACCAGGACCATGAAAAGAAAGATCGCCAATCAACTAAGAGAGGGCATGGTACGAGGCGAAAGTATCATGCAACTGTCAGACCGGGTGAAGCAGGAGTACAATATCGCCCGGTCTCGCTCGCTGACGATTGCACGCACCGAGGTGGTGGGAGTGACCAATGAGGGCGAACAGCTCGAGATGGAGAGCGAGGGCGTGGAAAAGAGGACGTGGGTAACGGCGGGCGATGAGGCGGTGAGGGAAAGCCATGAGGCGGTAAATGGTACGGTAGTGAAGCTGAACGAACCCTTTATACTAATCAATCCCAAAACGGGCGCACGAACCGAAGTCAATTACCCGGGCGACTCGCAGTGCGGCAACGGGGCTGAAGTTATCAACTGTAGATGTACGGTGTATCCTGTATCCTAGTATATCATAAGAACGGCTCTATAATGAAAAGCGGGGTTTTTTTCAAAAAAATGATCTGGGGCATAGGATTACCCTCGCTGTCAAAATTCTTGGAAAAAAATGGGGGTAGCAAGGGGGTCTAGCTCCTAGAAATTGATTTTATGAGCCTACTTTAGATCGGTAAAATCAATTACGTGTTATAAGTGGAACTAAGGCAGTCTTTTATAGGTTGCCTTTTTATTACAGGAGGAATTAACCATGACAGTCATTAAAGGTAAGTCTCTATTTAGGGATTTTTACATTACGATTAAGGAAAAAGACGCGGACAATCGCACCATTGGCTTTCTTGTATCCACCAGCGATATCGACCGGGACCAAGAGATCATCGACCCGAAAGGGTGGAAGCTCAAGAACTACAAGAAGAACCCGGTGTTTCTGTGGGCGCATGATCACCGGGGGTTACCTATCGCCCGCGGGGTGAAATTCAAAAGCAATGAAGAGGGCCTGCTCATTGATTATCAATTCGCGACCGCTGATGAGTACCCCTTCGCAGACACCGTCTACAAGCTCTATAACGGCGGATATCTCAATGCGGTGAGCGTGGGATTTATCCCTTTGAAGTGGGAAGATGGCAACCCGGAGAAAAATAGATTTCGCCGGCGCTATTTTGAGCAGGAGCTTCTGGAGGTGTCAGCCGTTGCGGTGCCTTCCAACTTCAACGCGCTCATGCAGGCCCGGGGATCCGGTTGCATCGGTGAAGATGAATTCGTTAAGATAAAAACCTTCTTTGATGGATACGACCTGCCCGACCAGGGCCAGGGGCTAGGGGAAGATGGAAAAAAGGAGACCTTCAATTGTGAGTGCATCCAGTGTGGCTACAAAGTCACATCGGAGAAGCACTGCAAGGATTTAAATTGTCCTAAGTGCGGCGGGCAGATGAGGCGTGAGGAGAGGCCGGGCCCTGGTCGCAGCCTGCCCGACCAGGACGCTTTCGAGCTCGAGAAGCTGTTGCAGGATGAGATTTCGGGCGAGCTTGCTTTGAAGCCCTACGCGAATGAACACGCCTGCCGGATCAATGACCCCGATAAATACGACCGTTTTGCCCGGAAAAACTGTGCGATCAAGCATGATGGCAAATGCATCGACGTAATCTATGGGATCAAGGGCGGGAAATCGGAAATCCAGGCATACCGCTACCAGAAGGATATCTGGGCGGAGGCCGATGCGAAGGCACACTGCAAGGATCATAATGGCGCCTTTGAGGCGGCCAAGTGCGAGATTGAAGGAGAAGACAAGGGGGCAGTTCCCTATAAACCTGAAGGCAAGGCCGATGAGGGGCGTGGCTGGGATGCATCTGCCGCGGTTAAAAGGCTCGTCACCTGGGCGGGTGGCAAGGATGACATGAACTGGGGGAAATTCCAGCGGGGCTTTGCCTGGTTTGACCCGGAAAACAAGGAGACACTCGGGGCGTACAAGCTGCCCCACCATGATATTTCAGATGGCTCCATCATCACCGTATGGCGCGGGGTAACAGCCGCTATGGCTGCACTTTTAGGGGCACGCGGCGGCGTGGATATTCCAGACTCGGACAAGAAAGGCGTCTACAACCATTTGAAACAGCACTATGCGCAGTTTGATAAGGAGCCTCCCGAGCTGCGCATATTTGAAGAGGAGGCGATTAAGGAGCTCTTTGAGGGGGAAACCTTGGATGCATCACTTAAGGAGACCCAGTCACATCAGGCCAATCAGGCAACTGAGGGTGGCAATGGGAAATCCAATGACGATAACGTCTTTGAGCAAATCCTCACGGAGGTCCGGCAACTGAAACGTGAAACCTCAAACAAAAGCGACTTCGCTGAGCTGGTGGCACAGGCCCGGCAGGTCGTGGAGGGAAATTAACATGAGCGATGCATTACAAGAACTAAAGGGCCTTCTGACTGAGATATCTACCAGTCAGAAGACCGTAAAGGAGAAGGTCGAGGCTATGGAGGCCCGGCAGGCCCAGCTTGAGGAGCGGATCGGTAAGACCAGGGATGAGGTCCTGACCGAGCTGGAAAACAAGGGCATTCCTACGGTAAGGAAGCCGCAGGAGAGGCTGATCGCTATTCCCGGCGCTGAACCCGGCGGGCCTGAGGCGAAGAAGATACATTTCGGCTATGACTTAGGCAAACAGGCGATAGGTCTCAAAAACCGCCTGCAAAAGAAGGGTGAGAATGAGTGGCTGAACCTAATCGAACCACACACCATGATCGAGGATGATGCGCACCGCGAGGAGTATGCGAAATACATCATCAACGTGGTGAAGGCCCGCTTCGGCGATCCGCGGGCGATGGCGCAACTGGTGGAGGCGCGTGAGAAAGACCTTGCGGAAGGAACTGGGGGCCAGGGTGGGTACTTGGTTCCAGAAGAATTTACCGCCGAAATCCTCGCCTTTGCGCGGCTGCAATCGCTTGCCCTGAAATACTGCCGCATATGGCCGATGTCAACGGATATGCGGAACGTACCGGTTGAAAGTACCGGTGTAACCACTTCCTGGAAAAACGAGGCCGAGGCGTTGAGCCAGAGCGAACCAGTCGTAGGCGAGGTGTCGCTTGTCGCCAGGAGATTAGGGGCATATGCGGTATGCTCTGATGATCTCCTGTCCGATTCCGCAATTGATATCGTCTCCTGGCTGACTGAACTGTTCGCCGAGGCAATAGGGCAAGAAATCGACAATCAAGTATTCAATGGCAACGGCACGCCTTGCTCGGGGATCCTTACCGCGGCCTGCGGATATTCAGTAGTGATGGATTCAGGACTGACAAGCTTCTCCAGTATCACCGGCACGAACCTTTCGGAGATGATCAGCAAGCTCTCGGCCAACAAGAGAGCCGGTGCCCGGTTCTTTGCGGAGAAACTGACCATGCACTACATCAGGACCCTCAAAGACACCAACGGGCAGTTCCTCTTTGCCCAGATAGGAGGTGGGGTGCCCGGCACCATCTGGGGATTCCCCTATGATGAGACCGAGCAGATCACCGGCACCTCGGCGGCAGACACGCCCTTTGTCTCCTTCGGTGATCTGCGTTATTTTGCACTGGGACGCAGATTACAGTCCATGACCCTCCGGGCTGATCCTTACACCAAGTTTCTGGAGGATCAGACGAGGTTTAAGATCGTCAACCGCTGGGGTATGAAGATCGGGCTTGCGGGGGCGTTTGTGAGATTGCTCACTGCTGCTGAATAATTGTTAGAGGGGGAGGTCCTCAAGGCCTCTCCCTTGTTTTTTAACCATAAAGAGATAAAGAGAGCGGATACATGTGGAATACATTTACCGATCTTGAACAGGCAAAGAGAAGCATCTGCACAGGCTATGGCGCCAGGAGTATACCATTTACTCACGTTCCCTTTTTGGAGACCATGCTCAGGGTAGAGGACTATTCTTGCATGCTTGATTTCGGGTGTGGGATAGGGAGAAACCTCAAGTACCTGGTGACAGCTGGCCAGGGCCAAGGGGCGCAGATTATAGGCTATGACTTCCCCAACATGATAACCCTGGCGAAAGAGTATCTGGGCGAGGAGCTGTGGAATAAAATCATCTGGGTTAATCCACCGCTTAATAACCTGAATGGTTATTCTTTTAATCTTATCATTGCGACCATTGTTTTTCAGCATATACCCAGGGAGTATTTGAGGGATGTTCTGAAGTTCTTGAGTGAACACCTAGAGGAGGGCGGTGTTTTATTCGTGTACAGCCGGGGGTATCTCGATCAGGGCGGTAATATATGGCCGCACCTACTTGAACACTTTGAGCCGGTAACCGTGCTCGACCCAACCAAGGGCGATGAGACGCACCAGGCCGTCATCTTCAAGGAGAAGCAATGAAACGGAATGCCTTTGTCTTTTTCAATACCTGGCGCTGTTTTCTTAACTGTTCATACTGCGATTACAAAACAAAAGATTATGCCGATGACGGCAGCTATACGCTGGAGTGTTTCGGCAATAGTTTCAGGATAGACGAGGAATATCATTGGGCCTACTGGCTGGCCCTTTTAAACCGCTTCCGTCCTTATCATCTCGATTTCTGCGGAGGAGAGCCTTTAATCTACGATGGCCTTTTAGAGATGATCGATCATTTCCCGCGCGGCTGCACCTGGGCTATGACCTCAAACACCTTAGCATCTGAGGTAATAAAAAGAATCTCTCCTATCGGGAGCGTTGCCTGGACTGCCTCGGATCACTTCACCCGGGAGGATATGTTTATTAACAATCTCTGGATACTGAGACGCAAGGGGTTCAGCGTGCGGGTGACGATGGTATTCACGCCGGAGAATTATAAAGCCGTACTGGACAAAATGAAACGCTATCAGGAGATGAAAATCGGCATTAACCTCCACCCGCTTTTTAAGCAGGGGTTTTCCTGGTATGACCACAATAACGTCTACGATGAGGTCAAACAGAAGGCGGTTGAGATGAACAATAATAACTCCATCAATTTCATAGGCGCGATCAATAAGAGGTTCAAGGGAGAGGGGAGGCATCCGGCCTGCCCGGGGGGGGCAAACTTCTTCTCGCTTTCACCTGACGGCAAAGTCTATCGCTGCGTATCGAGCTATGTCGTGCTCAACAAAGAGCCTATAGGTCACATCAAGGACGTAGAACCATCTAAACTAGCTCAGCCCTGCGAGGGCGGGTGTGTGTTCACCTGCGACTTTGATTGCAGAGGCGGGCGATGGGAGGGAGAAGTAAATGTTTGACACCAACCGATTAAATGCGTTTTGTCCTAACTGCGGCAGGAGGTGGATCGTCACCTTTAACACTCAGCCGGCAACCTACCGGTGCCAGGGGTGCGGCCACGCCCAAATTACGCTCTCACCGATTATGGTGACAAAGGCAGTGGATTCGCCTGTAGCAGAAGGGGTTGAGAATGGAAGCGAAAAGAGAGGCAGGCCCCGCAAAAAGGATTAAAATCTGCTGGGCTACAGAATTTTTTAGGGCGAAGGATCGTTCGCAGACATGGGTAGGGATCGGAAATGCCTACGGGTACTATACCCATGAGCGCAGAATGTTTGAACACGTCTCTAAGATTGCGGATATGGATTTTAATGCACCGGTCGCCGTCCATATCCAGACCGCTGATAAATTCCATCGGATAGAGGGAAAGAAGAATTATCTCTTTACCATGTTCGAGGCCGAGCAGATACCTGCGACCTATGTACGCGGGGTGAATGAGGCAGATCACCTGATCGTCCCCTGCACGCATAATCAGAGGCTCTTTGCTCGTTATACCGACAAGCCGATCGATGTATGTCACGAGGGCGTTGACTTTAGCGTCTATACCTTCAAGGAGCGGAAGTTTTCCATCCCTTTTCGTTTTCTCTGGGTTGGCGCTCCCAATCCAAGAAAGGGATGGGAGGAGATGACCTGCGCCTGGAAGTTCGGCGGATTTGACAGAGCCAAAGAAGTCGAGCTTTACATTAAGACAACATTAGGAAATATGTATGAGCGAAAGGCAAATATAATCTTTGACAGCAGGAATATGACCCTGGAGCAGTTACGCGATCTCTATCATTCGGCTCATTGCTTTATCTTCCCTACCAGAGGAGAGGGATTCGGCCTTACCCTTGCCGAATCTATGGCCACAGGATTACCCTGCATCGCCACCCGCTACTCCGGTACCGCAGACTTCTTTGATGATTACGTGGGCTATACCCTGAAATATAAAATGTTCAACTTCAATCTCGAGGCTTATCAGTTGAGGGCAGATATGGCAACGCCCAGCGTGGAGGACCTTATCAATCAGATGAGCTATGTCTTCAATCATTATAGTAAGGCGCGGCAGAAAGGACGGCTTGCAGCACGGCGCATACAAAAATACTTCACATGGCCACTGGCAGCACAGAGGTTGGTGGAGATTATAAGGAGTTCAATGTAATGGACACAAAGACACACAGGCCGCTTTTGAAACGGCCAGGCCGACAGAAGATTAAAAAGCAATTCACCAATTACAAAACTAAGGGCTTGAAAAAGAAACGATGATCAATCAGTTTTTCTTTGACGAAGAAAGTCTTGAAAATATGCGGTGCCCTTATCTGGAAAATGGCCCTGGGCGAGCCGGGCAAGCCTGCGATAAATGCACCATGACCATCAATAAAAATCTGCTCCACTTCCAGGAAGGCTGCTGCTTGCAAACTTCCATAGCCTTCTTTTTTATCAATCTGTTCACACATAACGGGAGGTCATCATGTCACTGAAACTTTGCTCTATCAATGATATACGCGGCAGCGAGGGGGGAGAGGCGGAAGGTTTTCTGGAAGGCATGAAAGGAGTAACAAAGTATGAGACCCTCCTGAATACAATCATCGATGCGGTAAGCAAACGTTTTGAAAATTATTGCTGCCGGGAGTTTGAATATCAGCAAAATATCGAGGAGTACCATTCAGGAACCGGCGAAAATACCTTTATTATTGTGCAGAGACCGCCCATTTCAAAGGTTACAAGCCTGCATGATGATTATAACCGGGTTTTTGGCGATGATACCTTGTTTGATGTAGACAATTACGTGGCAGGCGAGCAGACCGTTGATCTCAAAAACTTCAGGTTCAGAAAAGGGATCAAAAACATCAAAGTGGTATATGATGGTGGCTATACCGATGCTACCATCCCTCATGACCTGCGGCTGGCCGCAATCATGCAGACTGTCTTTATTTTTCAGAGAAGAAATGACCTGGGCTTGACGAGTCTGTCAGGTGAGGGCGGATCCATCAGTGTCCAGTTTCCCATGAAGCTCCTGCCCGAGGTGGGGGAGATCCTGCAAAACTATAAGATCTGGAGACTATAGGGTGTTCAAGCTCAATATTATCACCCCGAAGAAATCACCGGTGGCCCGGCTTATCAAAGAGGGTTCAAATATTGTCAGGAACATCTTAAATGAGCAGATGGGGGTAGCGCAGAGGCTAGCGAAAGAGAATGTCACGGGCGGCGGCAAGGCTACCAATCGGCTTAATGTGCGGAGCGGAAGGCTAAGGAGCTCAATCACCAAGAAGGTAATTTCCAAGGGGACGCGGCACCGAGGGATCATCGGGAGCAATGTGGTTTATGCCCGCATTCATGAAGAAGGCGGGGTTATAAAACCGGTAAGCGCAAAGTATCTTACCATCCCCCTGCAAGCGGCCAAAACCAGGGCAGGGGTGGTACGTGGCCGGGCACGGGATTTTCAAGATACCTTTTTCAGACACTCCAAATCCAAAAACCTCATTTTGTTTCAGAAAAAGGGGGATGAGATCATCCCTCTTTTTCTATTAGTGAAGCGGGTGGAAATACCCGCGCGCCCCTATCTTAAGCCGGCCCTGGAAAAGGTAATACCAGTAGTTACACAAAAAATAGCAGAACGCTTCGCACAGGAAACGGAGAGCTAAGGGTCATGGCCGATAGCATCAAAGAACTCATCATGAAAGACATTGTGGTCTCTGTGCAGAAAATAAAGGCAGGGCTTGGCTACAGTAACACCTTTGAAAACAGCGCGGTGGAGCGAAACAAGACCACGCCGATTAATGCTAGCGTATTCCCCGCGGCATTCATCTACGAGGGGGCCGAAACGGTGGTAGAGCGGGAGCAGATGGGGGACGACAGCCTTATCATCCTGGAACTCCCCGTTTCAATAGAGGCCTGGTGCTATGATGCAAACAATCTTTCTGAGTGCATCAATTCGCTCGAGGCCGATGTGATCAAGGCGGTCATGACCGATCACACCCGGGGAGGGAATGCGCATTGTACCCAGGTAATCGGCTCGGAACCCTTTCTTGTGGAGGGGAAAAATATGGGGGGGAGGATCATCTCGTTTCTCATCACCTATGAATGTAGGGAAAAAGACCCGACACAGCATTGAGGAGGACCCATGAAAAAAATAAAAAATGTTTCTCAGGTGAAGCTCACTGTTCACGGCACGGGAGTTTTTGAGCCGGGGGAGATTAAGGAGGTAGAAGATAGCCTTGCAGATCAGCTCAAGTTGTGTACTGAATTTGAAATTGTAGAAGACATAAAAGAGATTGAAAATGAAAGAGAACCGGCAAAAAGAGAGCTTAGCTCTGAGTATGACCTTCCGTTTTCTAATAGGCAAGGCAAAAGAAAGAAACAGGACCCGAAATAATGCAACAAAACTTAAACGGAGGCCAGCCAGAAAACTTAAATGGCGGGCTTTTTACTTGAAGGAGGAAAAACAATGGCCATTGAGAACAGAATTCAGTTGGGGCGTGAAGCTCAAGTATTCGTGAAAAAAGAAACATACAAGGGGACGTATGCATTTCCGACCGCAACCGATCTCATTATCCCAGCGGGCGGGGGTGAATTCAATCAGCCGATCAGTCTTACCGATTCGGCTGAAGTGCGTGATTCAAGAAGCTTAAAGGATCAGTTTAGGGACATGACCCCTGCCGGTAACTGGTCACTGCCGATGTACTGTCGGCCATCGGGCACCAAGGGAGCTAAACCGGACGGTGCGGCGCTTCTTGAGGCAGCGTTTGGTAATGAGACCATCAGCGCAGGATCAAGCGTTACCTATACCCTAGGCAATGACCTCCCCTCGATATCCATTACGGTGAAGATGAAGGATATGGTCTGGGCGCTGGTGGGCGCTTCGGTTAATGAGCTAAGGGCAGCGCTCACCAACAAAGGGGCGATCAACCTTGATTTCTCCGGCGGTTTTATGAAGCTGATGTGGGCAGGCAAGGCGGAAATCGCCTCGGCTTCGGGTACTACTGTCACTTTAGATGACCTTGCAGATACCCAGAAATTCAGACCGGGCATGAGGATCCAGTTCTATGACGTCAGTGAAACAACCTGGTTTCATAACAGCGGTGAGGGGTACACTATTACCGCGGTAGATGAAACCGGATTTACCCTTACCATCGATCCCACCATCACGGAGTTTACCCCCGCCGCAGATGACATTGTGCAGGGATACATCCCGACAGGCACGGAGGTTGGTGAGCCGATCCAGGCGCGTACTGGTACCTGTGAAATGGATACTACCGCAGTGCCGATTGTATCGATGGATATGACACTCACCAACAACATCGCATATATGGAAGACGAGATTTCCACTGATGAATACCCCATTGATTATATCGCAGACCGGAGAAGCGTGAAGGCTTCAGCCACGCTGTACCTACGAACCAACGACCTGAAGTATTTCAGGCGCGCTCAGCTTCAGACCTCGGTTGCACTCACGATAAAGGGAGGCGATACGGACGGTAAGAAGATGGAGCTCAGTATTCCCTATGCAAAAGGAGATTTTCCCGCGATCTCAGGCGACTTGCAGAAACAGATCGCAGTTGGCTTTACCGGGGTATGTTCAGCGAACTATGAGGATGAACTATCACTCAAATTTCTCTAATCTTTTAGAAGGCTCCATAGATTTATGGCATTTTTTGGAGCAAAGGAGGTTTTATGGGAAGATTCATTGAGATCGTGACTGAGGATGAGCGGAATGAATTGAAGATTGACGATTCCGTCATCTACTACCGGCGCTTTGATGCCGAGAAATACCGCGAGATTGAAAGGAGGCATACAAGGCAGAAGGGCAGGGATCGCACCGGCGCACCCATTATCGACACGGATAATGCCCGGATCAACGATGACGTACTCGATTATCTCATCATTGATTGGAAAGACGTAATCCACCCCACTACTCAGGAGAAGCTGCCCTGCACCCGGGAATGGAAATTGAGGCTTCCCACATCCGTAAGAACGCAAATCCTCCAGGTATCAGACGCTGAGAAGACCATGAAGGGAAGCGAGGATGAGCAAAAAAAAACCTCCGAGAATACATCAGATTCGTAAAAGATGAGACAAATGTTTCCTGTGATAGGTGCCAGGAGTTAAATGAAAACACCCCTGAATTAATGGACTGTGAAAACTGCGCTGTGCCTCACCTGTGGCCGGTAAATTACGGGGCATGGGAGTTGTATTATCTCATAGCAAATCAATTTGTTTATGATTTTCATGCCCTGCCTTTGGTATTCGAGCTTTACCGGCCCCGCCTGACCTTGGCCGAGGCGCGATTATTATTTGAAAAGCTCGTGATCATTCACAGCGAGATGACCAGAAGAGAAGAAAAGGAAGATGAAAGAGAAGGGAATTTACCTCCAGTTAGTCATTGATGATAAGGGCACTGCGACCATCAAGGGATTCGACAAGGCCTTTGGCGATACAATGAACCGGCTCAAATCATCAACTACCGGTGCCTCAACGATCTGTGATCGGGCCTTCGGAAAGATGAAAACCGGACTAGCTGCCGTACGACAGCACTGGCTTGCCCTCACTGCTGCGGTTGCGGGTTTTGTGCTCATGACAAAGCGGATGATTAATGCCTTTATGGAACAGGAGCGGGCCGAATTGCAGCTCGCCAATGCCATGAAGCTCGCCGGTGACTATACCAAAGAGGCTCATGCGGACATGGTAAAATATGCCGGTGCCTTGCAGATGGTAACCCGTTACGGCGATGAGACGATCCTTTCTGCCATGAATTTGCTTTCAACCTATCGGCTGCAAGGGGATACATTAAAGTGGGCGACTGCCAGGGCACTTGATTTTACGAGCGCAATGGGGACAATGGGGATGGACATTAGCACTGCTGCCCGTTACATGGGAATGGCAATGCAGGGCAACATTGAGGTGCTGGGGCGCTATATCCCGCAGTTACGGCAGTCCACCAATGAAAAGCTCAAGGATATGAGCGCTACCGAAAAGGTCACGTATTTTATGAAGCTTATGAACGAGCAATTTGGTGGCAGGGCACAGATGGAGATGGAGAGTTATGGGGCACAGCTTGCAAGAATAAAGAATTTCTTAGGAGACGTTCAGGAAACCATTATTAAGGGCTTGATTGCCGCATTCTTAGGTCTGCAAGTTGAGACCAAAAATGCAGATGAGGCATTTAGACGGTTTGCCCTTAACATGGTTGACGCCTCCTATGCGATTACCCTGGCTATCAAAACCATTATTGATGTGTTCAGACTCTTCGTGCAGATGCTCGATGTTGGCTATTTAAGCCTCTTGAAATTCCAGGAAGGCGTTTACCGGTTATCGGTTGCGGTCAATAAGGCGCTGGTGGCCTTTGCAAAGCTCACCATGAATGAAGAAGAGCAAAAAAACGCCTTGATAGGTCTGGCGGGGGCGCAGCAGAGTTTGATCGATACTCTTGAAGAACAGATAAAGGTAAAGGACAGAATTGCAGAGAGGGACGAGACGATTGAGAAGGGCAACGAGGCCCTAAATAATACATTCGCTGAATTGCGTGCCAGCATCGAAACTATGGGAATGGTAGGGGCAAATGAGATCACTAACGTAAAGATTGCCCTCGATGAGGCTGCTAAGTCCGCCGAGGGCTTCAGCGATAAGATGCAGAAGGGCATCGACGATGCGATTGAAAAAATCCGGCAGTTTGTAGAAGAGAAAAGGAGACTTGAAGAATCCCTTACCGACCGCATCTATGAGCTTACCCACAACGAGACCCAGTATAAAATCTATCAGCTTGATAAGCAGGTTGAGGAACTAAGAAAACACAAGATTGACGAGATGAGCATCCAAGAGTGGTACAACCTTGAGGTGCAGAAAATCTATGAGGATACCGCAGAGAAGATAAAGGAAAGTACATCATCAATCTGGGATGACATCGGCGATATCTTTAAGACGACCTTTACCGATGCTGCTCAGGATATGGATAACATCTGGGAAAATCTTCTTAATCGCATGAAATACAAGGCGATGGATATTTTAGGGACTGCCATGATTGATCTATTTAAGGGGCTTGGTACTGGTGGGGGAAGACCTGCCGGCGTAGAGGGGCCATTGCTTGAGTCTGGTAAATTCTTTTCTCAATCATCAAATATCTTTAGCGGTGCAGTAGAATTATTTAAGGGGGCAGTCAGCAAATTTACCGGTGGTTTTGGCCCTGCGGGTCTGGGATCTGCCGGATTAGCGCTTATATTAGGAAGGGCTATTACTTCTGCTTTTGCGCCATCGTACATGCAAGGCAGGGCGGGATTTAAAGGTTATGCAGAAGGCATGAAAGAAGGCATGGAATTTTTTATGAAGAAGGCAGGACCTTTTGGTGTTCTACCTGGGGCAACAATGGCAACCCTCGGATTTTTGGGCTTCCATCCTCTCAAGGGGCCAGAACAGAAACATATGGAAGCAGTGATAAAGCGTGTCCAGGAATTCTACGATGAATATGCAGAAATCATGAAGAAAAATTATTCAACTCTGGGCGATATGGTTGATGATTTCAACGCACTTATCTCTCACCGGCATATCGAGGCGTTAGAAGAACTGGGGCATATTACCGCACTGCAAGCAAGTTATATGCACTCATTTGCTAATTATGGGCAACAGATGAGAAGAGAGGCCGAGCTTACCGGCAAGGTCAGCGTGGCTTCATTCCGGGCGACCCAGGATGCCCTTACCGCACTTACTAAAACCGTAACCGACCCAGAAGGACTGAAGCGCATTATTGATATGCAGGAGAAAATGAGAGGTCTTTTCGTGCAAGATATAATGGCCGATTTTGTTGATGGTTTGCTTTCGACCGAAGATGCCATTAAGCGACTTATGCGTGCAGGAATGAGTCAACTCGAAGCGCAGACTACGCTTTTAGGAGAGGATTATAATGAACTCATGCTCATTATCAACGGCGGCATACCCGTGATTGATTCTTCAACCGAGGCCTTCAACGACATGCGGGAAAGTCTCGATCGGATTGATAAGTCGATTGAGAAACTGCCCGATTCCCTGGGAGAGGTTAAGGCAGTATTGCAGGCCCTTTCCTATACAATCCGGCAGCTAGTGAATATAGCACAGACCTTCAAGAATCTTGCAGAGGACTTGCAGGGTTTACCAGATATTATGACCGACATCGGGGAGGCAATCGAAACCCAGGACTTTCGAAGGCTTAATAAAGAACTCTATAAATTGGAGAATCTATTGCTTGATGTATCCTCTGCATTTGGGCAATTATCCGAGGCGATGGCGGCTGTCGGCATGGCTGATATAGCAAAGGCGATGGCGGGAATCGCAAAAGTTGCGGGCATAATCGCTGCATTTGTAATGCTTGCTACCTTGATTACTACCATTATCAATGCCTTTAAGGAAATGGATGAATTACTCAAGGATATGGATACTGTAATGGGAGGTCTCATCGGTAAAAAGAAATACTGGCAAGAGCAGATTGAAAAAGCGATGGAGACCCTCGAAGGACAAAAACAGATCATCTCCGATATTACCGCTAAGCTGAGTGGATGGAAGGATCTGCTGGATAGAGAACGGTTTGGCGATGTATCAACGTTCTTCCTGGATATCTACGAGCAGGCATTATATACCAAGATGCAATTAGATGCACTGTTTGAGGCAGGCATTATTGATGAAACACAATATAAAAATGCGCTTGCTATAGCAAATGAAGCGCTCATCTTACAGCTTGAGAAATACTTTGATGCCCTGATAGAGAAGTTTCAGAATTTCTCAAAACAGATTGCCGCAAGTCTCAGGGGGATGAGGGGCGAAGAATGGAACTGGGGCGATTTCATGGGAGATATCTTCGGCCAGTGGATGAAGATGGGCGAGACCATTGGCACCGGCGGCACCATCAAGGATTATGAGAAATTCCTGCAACTTGCCGGCGAAAACTACGACCTCATCATGGAACGCTACAACTATGAGAAACAGCGATTGCAGGAAATAGAAGCCTACCTGAAACAGCTTGAGAGCTTAGAGAAGGGAATATTAAGGGATATTACCGAAGTCAAGGGACGCACCTCGAAAGACATTATCGGCGAGCTTAAGGATGTATATACCGGAATGGTTACGGCGTGGTTTGAGCAGGACTGGGAAACATGGATCAGCAAGGCACAGGAGGCGCGTGGCCTCATCCTGGAACGCTATAATCTGGAGAAACAGAAATTAGAGGAAATAAAAGGTGCCTATCAATCCCTTGCTAATACCATTACCCAGCAGATATTGAATCTCAAAACCAAAGGGATGAGTCAGCGGGACATCTACGAGCGAATGGCGGTGCAGTATGAAGAGGTGGAACGGCTGAGGGGACTTGCTGCGGGTGCTACCGGGGCTGAAAGGGCAGGGTACCTGGGGCAGCTTGCCCGGGCACTCGGTGATTATCTTTCTATGGCCGAAGAGGCCTATACCAGGCCGTCCATTGCCTATCAGAGTATATTTGAGGCGGTGGTATCTGAACTTGAGGGCATCAGGGATGAGGCAAATACTGAAGTCAGTGTTGCAGAAGGGATGCTCATCGATCTACAGAATGAGACCATCGCACAATTAGAGCAAATCAACGAATGGGCGGGCTATGTGTCGGGTATTCTTGAGACAGAACGGGATACGATCCAGGGTCGGATTGATACCCTCATCGGGATGATGGAAGGACTTAAAGGTGTCATCGATAATGCTGCAAGTGACCTGAATACCCTCAAAGAAGTATATATCAAATCCATTGAGGGATTGCTAGCGGGTGCAATCGGTAAAGATGTCGGTGCAACTGCAACGAATACGGGGAATATTGCCGGATATGCCTGGTGGAGCGCAGTAGAGAGTACAAACATAAAAAATATATTATCAAGGCATATGAATTATTTCTTTTCAATGGTCTCATATCTCTCTACCATCGCCAGTAACACAAAAATAAAGACGATATCAACGCATCAGGAAGGTCTTGCCCGGGTGCCCTATACCGGCTATATCGCATCACTGCATAAGGATGAAACGATCCTCCCCGCTGGTACTCCTGCGGTGAGTGTAAGCCTCGGCGGGATTACCATCAATGCGGCAGGTGGAAATATCGATGGCAAAAGAATCGCCAAAGAACTGAAACATGAGATAGAGTGGGGAGAATTAGGCAAGGTGATTCAGAACAAGGTAAGGAAGGTTGCATAAATGGCAAACGATTTTACTTGTGATCCCCATTGTGTTGCGCTTTATCGATTTGAGAGCGGTGCGCTGACTGTTGATAGCAAGGACGGTAATACGCTTACTGCCTATAACAATCCTATAGCTGATACGGTTGATTTTAGAGAAGGCGCAGCATCGGTACAGCTTGTCAAGGCTTCTTCTCAATACTTTGCTCGCACCGACCCGGATCTTAATTCCGGCTTTCCTTGTAAATTCGGGGAGACAAACAGAAGTTTCACTTTTTGTTTTTGGATTTTACCAGGAGCAATAAGCTCTAATGCTTATATAATAAGTAAAAGCGCCGACGGTGGAGGTGCAGCATATAAACAATCTTATCGTATATATTTATCGGCTGATACTAAAAAAATAACATTACTGCTTGTTAAAGATGGCACTTATTCAGGAAGTGTGTTTACTCATAATAGTGAGCTCACTTGCGACGGCGCTCACTGGTATCATGTCGCGGTATCGCATGATGCCTCGAATGGAGGGATAAGAATACGCATCTGGGATGATACGGCACAAGCAATTTTAGGAACGGATAGAACAGATACCTTTGCATATACTCTAAATGTAGGCGATGCTGATTTTTGTATTGGCAAACTTATTACTTACTATGTAGATGGCAACTTAGACGAAGTAGTAGTTTTTAACCGGGTGCTTTCGACAGACGTAATCGATTTAATCAGACAAGGCAAATATTTCTTTACTACCGCTGTCGTTGATAATGCCTTTACCTTGCTTTATGATATTGCCGTTCCTGCTTCAGGATGCACTTGCGATAACGAAAGCATAAACTTTCCCCTTGAAAACGCCATTGAGGATTATCATAGGCCATTCAAGCGATTTCATTCAGAGGATACGACCGAGACCATTATCGAATTGAGTTATGAAAGCGCAATCAATACCATCTTTTTGGGTAACTGTAATTTTGTAGATTTCAAGATTGAAATATTCGATATTCAGCATGAGCTTGAGACCGTAGAGGATAAAGACACGGGGCTTTACAATGCCTGTGTGCGGATCCTACCTTTAACCGGCATCACTAAATTTAAGATTATCATTCCCGCTCAGGCCACCATCAACGGCGAGGAATTTTTTGCTATCGGTTCAATCATTGCGGGTATACGGTCTGAACTCACCGCCAAACCGCAATACGCACTGAGAAAGCACCTGGTTGAACCCGTCCATGAGCTGAGATTCGATCTGCAAAATCGGGAAGTCCAAAGAATCGGCAGGCCGTATCATCTGCTTGAATTCAACTGGAACGCAATTTCTAATACCGATTTCACTGAAATTGAGGATGCCATAAGAGAGGTCGGGCAGGATGGTTTGTGCGTGCTTCATGAAAAGTGGAGCGATTACGAGGCATCGTACCTGTGCCAGCTCCATAGTGATTTTTCATTTTCCCGCATCAGGGATTTTTATCAACACCCGTTATCCTTCCGGGAGTGCATGTGATTCTCGTTTCCGATATTAGAGAAGTCGACAGTTATAGCGTAACCAGCGAGGCTACAGGCTACCCGTTTCTCAATGCCCTGGACTATGAGAAGCCGTGGCTGAAGTGGAGATCATCAAGTACTGCAGCACAGACCATCACCCTGAATTTCAGCGGTGAGATAAATTGCATGGCTATCTTTGGGGCTAATTTTGAGACCATAGAAATTGCAGGCGCAGGAGGCACATTGGGATATATGCGACCCTTCGGTGAATACCGTAGGCTATTTCCTTTCTATAGTACTAGCAATTCTAAAACCTTTGTTATCCCCACTCAAACCCCGACAGATGGTGAGGACTATTTTACCCTCGGTGCTATCATCATCGGCAACTACGTCACGCTAACCAGGAGGCCGTACTATCCCCTTAACAAACAGCTTATCATGCCCGTATCAGAAATTACCCTTGAAAGCGGATTGCCGAAAAAAATTGCGAAGGGGAACTGCTACCATTCCATATCCCTCAACCGCCGTGCAATGAACGTCACGCAGCTCAATGAGTTCAGGGATGTTATGAGAACAAGGGGCAAGGTTGATCCTTTCGTTCTCTATGAAAACCTGGGGGAGATTGAAAAGGTTTTCCTGGTCAGAAGGATAAGCGATTTTTCATACAGCGAAGAAGGATATCATGATTTTCAGGATAGCATAATATTAGAGGCCATCACATAAGGAGTCAGAAATGGCAAATTCAACTCTTCCCAATGAAGGGCGAGAACACATAGCAGAAACCTATTGGAATGGAAGTCAGAAATTATTAAAGCTCTATACCAACGATAAGATACCGGCAAGGGGTGATACCTACAACGATTATACCATTGCAAGCGGTAGTGGCTATGAAGATAAGACATTGGTTGTTGGCGAGGATACATTTGCCATAACCACGACCGATGATGAAACCATCATTACCTATGCGCAGCAAAGCTGGACATTTACCGGTGATGCGGGTACGATTTATGGCTATATTATTACTACCAGCGGTACATCCCCCGTTGTCTTACAGGCACAAAGATTTGATATTCCCCAGCCGACCTCAAACGGGAAAATTATCAAGGTAACACCGCGAATCGTAGATAAATCAGAATATCCTTTGAGCTAGGAGAAATAGTATGGCCTGGCAATCCCCAGGGGGTGCTAGTGGCTGGAATGATAACCGCTTTGCATACGACGGTAACGTTGGGACTCGTGCGTATTGGATCGACGAATATGCGGGCAAATGGTCAAGCGCTGCCATTACGCTGTATTTATATGTGGAGGGGGTGTTATGCAGCAAGGTCAGAATTTACAGGGGCAATATCAACTATTGTCGGAAATTCAGATTGTGGGTTTATACCACGGATTGGGAATATGTGGGCGAAAGCGGGGAGCTGAGCGCAGACTGGAATGAGATGCCTATTTCTCCTCCTAAGGTTATCAGTAAAGCCAAGGTTGAGGTTTACAACACATCAGAAACGCGAAAAAATCTCTATGAATTTCAGTTTAACGTTGAAGAACCATACAAGGTTACGGGCGCAGGCGGAACGCTTAAAAGCGGTGAGGCTGCTATAGCATGGGAAGGGGGTGCCGATGAGCCCTATGAAGTTACGGGCGCAGGTGGAACGATCAAATCCGGGCAAGCGATAATAGGAACCGATGATAGCGTCTCGGCAATACAGACGCGGATGCTTATTGATTTAATGGCAAGTCGTGATTGCGTGGCGCTTTATAGATTTGAAAAAGGATTTTTGACTCATGACAGCATTGGCAAAAATACCCTCACCGCTTATAACGATCCCGTTGCCGATACCGTTAATTTCAAAGAAGGCGAATCGGCTATTGATTTCGAGGAATCGAGCAACCAATGGCTTGCTATTTCTAATGCTGATTTAAGTGATAATTTTCTCGGTAAAGGTAGCAGATCCGGTACGATACTGTTTTGGATGAGACCAGAGAGTGCAAAGTTTAGTATATTATGCAAGAAATTTAATATCTCATATCAAAGAAGTTTTGCGATCTTTACCAATAAGGATGAGCCTCTTAATACGGTTAAGCTACTATTTTTACTTTATCGAAAAGCAACAAACGATTATTATGCTTTTGATAGCAATCTCATCTGCGACGCTGCGCATTGGTATCATATCGCATTGACGCTTGAAGAGGTAAATGGCAAGACCAATTATCGCTTGCGTGTTTACGATGATACGGCAGGGGCGTTATTGGATGATGATAAAACTGGAACCTGGGATTACATCTTAAATCTCGGAACCTCTGATTTTATGATAGGGGGGCGTGGCGAAGCTTCTTCGATGTATGATGGCATAATTGATGACTTCGCGGTTTATGACCGTGCGCTCTCTGTTGACGAGATAGATTTTATCAGGAATAACAACAATCTCCATTTTCTTACCCGCAGGCTGGCGCAGGAAGACCGGGAATTTCCTTTATCAGATCCGTTGTTTTATGAGGGACTGATTATCAATAGCGGGGATCTTGAGACCTCATTATCGAATATGTACTATGGCGCCAGGACGCTTTCTGCTTTTAATTTTTCATTGAGCAATGTCAACGGTGAGATAACAGCACTAATGAAAGAATTGGATTTACGTGGCCTGCCGCTGACCTTGAAAAAGGTGGATATCGTCTCAGATGAGATATTAGAGCAACATAGATTTACCATAGCCGATATAAAGCTGAATCTGACTACGGCTGATATTACCGCTATGCCCGAAGACCTGGACGCGCTTAAGATGCTTTTGCCGAAACGTAAAATCACCACCGATATTTTCCCGGACGCGATATCTGAATATCTTGGAATGCCGATTAATGTGTGTTTTGGAATGGCAACCGATGTGCCTCTCTATTGTATCAACGAGGATCACGATAAAGATTATTATGATTATCTAATCGGTTACGGCGTCATAGATAATGTGATTTGTGCCTATCGGCTTGGCAATCAAATTATCGATTCATACGGAAACAGAGAATACACGAGAACATTAATCGATCCTGCTGAATATACCTTTTATGACGGCTCACAGCAGGAACCATACGCAGGTTATGCCTTTTTAAGATTTGTGGTTGAACAACGCGATCCCAACGGCAATTATTATCAGATTACCGCCAACGTTTCAGGTGTTAAGATTAATGGCGTGCAGGAAGAGCGAGGCGTGGCAATACTAAAGGAAACACTTATTAATGAGACCTGGGGGCTGGGCTTGGTGGTCAATGATAAGAGTTTCGATGATGCCCTGGACTTACTTGGCGATGATTACAGCTTCGGCGGGGGGTTCTTTGATTTTAAGCAAGCCTCGGAATGGATTGACATGATGTTGCTTGGCTGTAAGCTGGCGCAGCTATCAAAGGGCATGCACGGCTACGAGATTTACATACCACGGTATTACGATACCTTAGGTGCATGCTTTGACGAGCATGAGATAACGCTAGAAGAATATTATGTAAGACCGACATCGGAATACGTAAAGGAAATTGTTTTAAATTACCTTCACAGTAACCTTTATAACAGCTACACCAAAGAGGTAAGGGTTAAAACCGGGGAAACCTATGGCGAGATTAAAGAATACTATTCACCATTTACTATCAATGAAGCCGATGCAGAAATCATTGCCAGGCTTTTAAGCAACAGATTCATTTATCAGGATAAGACTATCAGATTCAGCACCGGTAAGAAGGGTATCAGAAGGGCGATACATGATGTGATCACCATTAATTACGATGCGCTTGGTATCAGCAATCAGAGATATGAGATTATTAACATCGTAAGGCGTGCCAATGACTATGAGATAACCGCTGCCGAATACAGCGAGAACATTTTTAATCTCGATTAAGCCTTGCTCGAGCTCGGCCAGGGAGGTATCATCAAATGAAATCAAAAGCTATTCTTTTGACCATGTTTTTATTGCTGCCTTTTGGAATCACCACTGCTCAGAACGTGGTTGTAATCCCGAATCAGGTTACTGTAGCCTGGGATGCAGGGGCTAAGGCTACCGATTATGAGGTGTTCTACATCCCCACCTCGAAAAATAAGGCAAATGAGAGCGAGTGGATACCGGCGGGAACGACTGCATTGTTGCAACAGACCATAGCCTTTACCGCTGAGGGCAAATATGTAGTGGGTGTGCGATCACGCAAGCTGGTAGAAGGCGAGGTAATTTATTCTGAGGGCATTGCCTGGTCTGATATCGAGGGCACCACCTCACCTTGGGTGATCCTCTATGCGATACCACCGGAGAAGCCAGGCAATCTGCACGTGAAGTGAATAACCATGCTTACCAGTGATGAGAAAAATCAGATCATTGAATTGAGGACAGCCGTGGATCTTTACCGGCAAGAGCATAATACCATGTATAAAAGCGGGGTAAAGGGTGAGGACGGGCATGGCGAGCTGCTTTTCTCAATGCTCGATAAATTCATTGAGCAAAAATTCTGCATCCAGGCAGATGTAGAGAAAATGGGTATTGGTACAATACTGGATCAGTTCTTTGAGAAAAGCGTCCTTTTGAACGTGCAGGAGCTCGGTTATGAGGACGCCGGAACGTTCAAAACGCGGGCAAAGCCGGAAGATGTGAACTCATTAAAAAAGATGTGGAGGTGAAATGGCATTTGAATGCCTGCGCCCCAATGGCGATCATTCCTGTGAATTAATCCGAAATACCGGGGATTATAACTATGCGAATGTAGATGAGCAGGGACAGGGAGACTATGCCTCTACCTACAACTATAGTGACAGCTCCTCCTTTTATCTCGACCTTTATGACTTTCCAAACCCTCCGGCAAATATGCGGGGAACGATTACATCTGTTGTTGTTTTTGCGAGGGTACGGCTTGAAGTGTTTTTTGATTATGCTTCAGGACAATATAAACTGGCCCTTAAAATCGGAGATACTGTTTATTATGCTGCCGAGCATTCACTACCCTCAGCATGGGAGTTAAGGAGTAGTTCATGGAATACGAATCCAGCAACGGGGAATCCCTGGCAATGGAGTGAAATTGATGATCTTAGGGCTGGGCTTGCGCTGAGATGGGTGTCAGGCATTGCCATATCGGAGGTTACTCAGGTATGGATGAGGGTTGTATATGACCTGCCGACGGGCGAGGTTTTAAGACCTGTTTCTGATAGTGTTATCGAATTAATAAGAAGTACGGGGAATTATAATTATGAAACGGTTGATGAAGAAACTCCCGATGATGGTGATTATAACTACATCTGGGAGCAGACTTCATATAAGAGAGACCTCTACGGGATGGAGGATCATCACGAGGGTTCGGGCACCATAAATTATGTGACGGTAGTCGGTAGGGTTGCTTCTAATGTGTTGGGCGTAGAGGGTTATGGATGGAGCAAGCCGTATCTGAAGGTAGGGAGCACAGAATATCCGGGACAGGAAAAGGATCATGATATTCTGACAGCAGAATACTCGCAGACCTGGCTGACCAATCCGGCGACAGACAACCCCTGGAGCTGGAGCGATATTGATGCTTTAATATCTGGGTGGGGGCTAAAGGGAATCGGAAATCTCGATCTGATAAATCTGACGCAGTTTTATGTGATCGTAAATTATACCGATATTATCCCACTCTCTATAAGTGACGGTGTGAAGTTGTCTGATACTGCGGGTAGGTTCCCGGTTCTGCATTTAAGCAGCGCCGACGGTGTCAGCCTCGGTGATAGCGCAGGCAGACTGGTATTGATTCCTCTCAGTACATCGGATGGGGTAGTATGGGGTGATAATAGTAACTGCATTATGACCATGCCCTGTACGGCTGTCGATGGGGTGAAACTTGCTGATTCAGCAATTATTACCCTTTCCATGACACTCACTACGGGTGACGAGGTAAACCTCTCGGATGGAAGCGCTCTGAATCTGGTCATGATCCTTAATGCTGCCGACGGCGCCAGGTTCTCTGACGCGGTTAACGGGCTTGTTGCCTGGTATTGCTCAGCCGTTGACGGTGCATTGTTTGGCGATGGTAGTAATGCAGCCTGTACGGTTCAGGTTAGCATTGCAGACGGGATCAATTTGGGAGATATTGCCTCACGGATAGGGGTAATACTGCTTTCTTCTGCGGACGCGATAAAACTGGGAGATGCGGCGGGAAGGATTATTACTATACCCCTTTCCGTTGCTGACGAAATCAGATTGAGCGATGAGGTGCTTGCCTCTTTCAACCTGCTTGCGGTTGTGGCTGACGAAATCCGGTTCTCTGATATATCGCAGGCGAACATGGAGATGATAGTCAATGCCCTTGACAGATTTGTTTTATCTGATACAGCTATCTCTGAAAGCGGGTATGGCGAACCCCGCTATACGTTCACCATGAGAAGCATACGCAAAGGGTTCTCCAAAGAGTTTACTAGGAGTTTTGAGAAAACATTGAAGAGAAAATTTACTATGCACTAAACCATAGTTTATTTCTCACTTAACAATGCCCTGTGTGCTTGAACGTACACGGGGCTTTTTATTTTAGGAGGTAAAAAAATGGAAATAAGATTTAATGCAAAAGACAAGGCAGATATTTTTCTGAAAATGAACCAGAAGGTAATGGATGGGCTCAAAATAGGGGGTGTTTTTGAGGTTGTCTGCAAAGACAAGGATGGTAATGTTAAATGGAAAGAGGTTGCCCATAATCTCTTTACTAACGCCGGCCTAAACCATGTCCTCAATGTTGTATTTCATAATACTACCCAGGTGATTACCTGGTATATCGGGCTTTACACTGATACGGAACCATCGGCATCCTGGACTAATGGAGCAAGCTGGACGGAATTTACTTCTTATACGGGTAACCGGAAGGAGTTTGTCGAGTCTGAATCGACATCACAATCACTTGACAATTCCGCAAATAAGGCGAGCTTTGCCATTACCGGATCGGGCACTATCTATGGAGCCGGACTGGTAGATGCTGATGTCGGCAACGGCACGGTATTGATTTGTGCTGCGAATTTCAGCCAGGGCTCCCGGGCAGTTCAGAATGGAGATACGGTTGAAGTGCAGTATACCTGTAGCGCTGCTGATGATAGTGTGTAGTTGAAATGAAAAAGTGAGAAACAATCAGGGGGGATATGATATGTGATCCCCCCTGACATTATCAGAGGATGTTATGGACATTGTAGGTAAGTTTGAATACGAAGTTTTTCCCGTAGAAACCGATTTCTCAAACGTGCTTGAAACCGGCGAATCGATTATCAAGGACTCAAGCAATGTGTCCGTTTACACTGATGATAGTAATGAAACCGACTGTACGAGTCAGATGGTTGTAAACGGCAGCATAGACGTTATCGGGAATAGGCTGATGGCAAAAATAAAGGCCGGTACTGAGGGGCAAATTTATCAGGTGAAATTTCAAACGGTTACTGACGCCAATAATAAATATCAGCACGTGGTAAGGCTGGTTGTGCTGAGAGACAGGGGTTGACATTCCCCAGCCCTAAAGGGCGGGGCTTTACGGCGTTCGAATAAAGTCTTTGACGGTCATACTTCCTCCTTTGCTCGCATTAGAATAAAGTACACTGGCTTATCATTTGTGCCAATATTATCAAAATTCTGTGGCTCAATAAACCACACCTCACCATTGCAATCTATCATCACGTTCTTGCAATGTGATATTACCTCACCTCCCTCATCCCAGTACAGCCATACCACCCCAAAGGCAGTGCCTGGAGACCATTCGCTGAACCTGCCCTGTACTATCCTGCAATAGTCAGCGCAGTTACCACCCTTGTGTGCGAGGGTAGGTATCTCTACCGTATCCAGCCATGAGCGCAGGGTATCTATAGACATCAGCTTAAAGCTATCCCGCCATAATATCTCTATGTGGTAACCACCCCTGTAATATGGTCTTAATATCTGGGATGCTTCGATCATTGATAGCTCCCCGCAGTACTCTGGTTCAGGGATGATGGTCGTAGTGGTGGTAGGGCAGGGGTGTAGCGTGTTGCAGAGATCTGGGTTCAAAAGTAAGAGGAATAGTAATAGTTCTTTCATATCAGTAATTAAAGCAGTTAAACTTTCTCCAGTCGGCATCTTCTTCAAATAACCATGCACCACATTCCTTGCATTGCCCCATGATGCATACATCACCACAACTCCAATCCCAAGTACCCATTACGGTAGTCTCACAATGTGGACATGGTGCCGTGAAGTATTCTCTACTCTTATCCTTTTCTTTTTGTTTCACTTTATCTCGATATTACTTTTTCGTGACGCCTTTTCAAGGTTATTTTCATGGCTTGCCTCCTCTAACCGCCCGCACATAGCACGGGGTCAATGGCTGGCCTAAATCTCTCGTAGTCTACAATCGAAAATAGCTCCTCAATTGTAGGCAAACGCCAATCGTCATAACCTGCCAACGTTAGGTTCTTACAATATTCTACTGCCTCTTGCCATGTGTAAGTTCTTGGTGCAGTCTCCTTTTGCCACATCAATCCGGTCTTAGTATCTGTAATTATTTCATTCAATAAGCCCCCTTTGCCATTGTCTATGTATCTTTTCATGGCTTATCCTCCTTTTCATCTACTTGTTCATAAGTGTTTTCTTCTTCAAAGATTACGAGCTCTTGGACATAGCCTTCATCTTCTGATAATGTTCTAACCGGGTCTCTTCATTGTCGAGATCGGCAAGTTTGCCGGGAAGCTTATAGTCGCTAGTTGCTGCGAGTTCTTTTAATGCCTCGATCTGCCCCATTTCATCGAGGCTTTCAAAATCCTCTTGGTTTGCGATGGGATCAAATCGCTTCTCTTTTTCTGCCGATGGAGGGGGGGTAGTAATATTTGGTTTTTCCTCTTTCTCTTTTTCGGTTGTTTGCTTCAGTGGTCTCCCTCTCTGTGCCTTTGGCTTTTTCCAGACATCGAATGCCTTGAGAAAGGCTTCCATGTCCTCTGTCGCATCGGACTTGACATCATCGACGGAGCAATTATTTGCTTCGGCGACCTCTGAGAGGTAGACATTGAGCGCTTTTCTGTCAATATCAGGGGGGAGTTTTTCGGAAAAGGCTTTTTCGGCTTTTTCAACCCTTTCTTCGGTCATCTTTTCAAATTCCACAGGAATGGGCTCGTGCCTCTTGATTTCATCCTCTTCGTAGATCCCCTGGAATTCATCCGGCCACAACGTGCGTAGCCCCTGGGATTCTGCAACCTTCGCGATCATGGTAGGCTGATTCTCTTCCTGCCAGAATTTTGTCGTCCTTCCGTCGCTCGTCTTCTTGATGTAGCCCTTAAGGTTTACCTCCAGCTTGAACGGTTCCCTCCATCCTTCGGGCTGCGCCTCAAACCAGCCGCCTAAGAGCGTCTCTTCGTCGAGCAATAGACCACTTGAATATTTTACTTCGCCTTGCTTATTCCTGACAATGATGCCCTTCTTCCATCCTACGCAATTCGGCTGCGCTATCGCCCGTGACCGAAAGTAATCAACCGAGGTTACGATCGCGGCGGGGTTTTGATCATATTTTATGAGATACACATCTCGCTTAAATGGATTTAACCCCTTCGCCTTACAGGTGCCGAGAAAAAACATTAGCTCCTGTTCTGTCACCAGCTCCTTCCTCCCCTGTACGAGATATTTTCTGGCCAGGTCAAAGGTGAGGGTAATTTCCTGACCATCCCGTGACTCATACTTAACTACGAATCCTTTTTCTTTTTCCTTTTCCATGACTGCCTCCTTTATGTTGTGATTAAGAAGATTTTAGAACAGTTGTGGTTTTCTCGAAAATCCTCAGCCCGGGGATCTCTCTGATACCCATGCGCAGGGCATTCCTTACCGATAGGGCATCGAGCGTGAGATATTCCCGGGGGACTAGTTTGATGTCAATTAGCTCAAAGTCCCATATCTTTTTCTGGAATGAGCTTACTCCGCTTTCAGTACGGGTAACCGTCTCCGCCTTCGGCATGACAAGCTCGGGCACCTGGGGGGCCTCCACGCCCAGCTTCTGAGCTTCTTCGTTGATTTTTCTTTGTAACGCCTCGGCTTCCCTGCGCGCCCTTTCCTCGGCCTCTCGGCGTTCCAGTTCCCTTTTTGCCTCATACTGGGAGATTTTCAGCTTGAGACCATTTTCAACCTGAGCCAGGGGTTCGGTGAATAGCTTGCAGAAAGAATTGATCGCCTTCACGTAATCAGAAGGCGCGGCGATAACTTCTTTGCGCTGCTTCTCGATGGCGTTGACGATCTTCTTTGCCTGACCTGCGAGATTAATGGCATCTTTTACCGATGCGTCGCTCTCTACCCGCAGCTCGCCTGCTTTTGCCTGCATGAACTTGATCTCGGCTTCGTAGCGGGCGAAGACGGCCTTGGTGATGTCAAGGCTGGGAGTGACTACCGCCACCAAGGCTGGTTTTTCTTCTCTTTTCTCTCTTACCTTTTTTGTTTTAGTGAAATCTATTGCCATGATGTCCTCCTTTCATTCTTGGTCAAAATATCGAAAAGTGTTGAGCGCCGATAAAAACACGGCAAAATCACGCTTGCTATCTTGATACCATTCCATCTTGGCAATTCCACCTTTGGGATCGAGACGCAACGATCCTGCCCTCATTGCCTCATATCTCCGTGCAGCAACATGAAGATAGGCGCTGAGCTGGGCCTGCCAGGTTCGTCTCAAGGCTACCGGGGTCTTGAGATCGATTACGGTAACAGACCTAATGTCTTTCATTCTTACAATTAGATCCGGATGTGCAACGTAACCATAATTCTCATCCCGTAGCTCTTCTTCAATTGCTAGCACTTCATCTACTGCACGGTCGAGCCAATGCCTATAGCTCTCAACGTATCCCCTGCACTCCTCAGGGATATCCTTTACCCACAATCCCCGTGCGATCATAGCGCAGATGCGATGGACGTCGCTTCCCCTGGCAGTAGCCGCAGAAAGCACGCCCTCGGGTATCTTAGAAAAATCAACAAAGGGTGAAAGAACTTGAGTTACGGAATAATATCTCATCTTCCCACCGCCAGCAGGCATAAATTGAAAATCCCTTCCTCAATCCCCGACCCATAGAAGTGCCAGAACTGGGCGCAGACGACCAGCACCCCGAAAATCACCGCAACGTAGGATATAAAAAGAGAAAACGCATAGAAAAATTTATCGAGCGCATCCATGATTATGCCCTCCCTTCATAATCATAAAATCTCATGCCTTCTTTCCAGCATGCCCTACAGATAGCGTACTCCCTGAATCCGGTTTCCCGCTCTATTAGCAGGGTGCAGGCATGACAAATGTAGGAACCGCACCCACCGCCACAGAGATAGCCATCTTCATAAACTTCTATTTCTTTCCCACATTCCACACATATCCCTATGCCCTGCTTTCTTCTCCTGTAATATTCGGGATAGTACTTCTTCAGGCACTCCTCGCAGATGCCATGCGAGGCTACCTCTTCAATCCCTTCTATCACTGTTTTTTTACACCATGCGCATACTGTTTTCATATTACCCCCTTTCGATTTGCGAGAGAGGCCGTACGAAAGGAGAGTGAAAATACAGCCTCCCCCGCGAAATCACGATCGTGGTCAAGGGCACATCCACGCCAGCCCATAAAATCATTTAATTTCAAAGATCGATACCGCCTGCTCTCATCATCCCACCTCATCCGTACGGTACTGCCAGCTCTATGCTGATCAGCCTGCCTACGAGATAGGCAGTAACAATGTTAGGGCTAGATTATACGCCAGCGTCTAAATTGTCAACGTCTTTTTCGGCATAAATTCACCTTTTTTTAAGGAGAAAATGAAAAGGCTGTATATTATATACGTTTAGGCATGAAAAAAATGCAAGAAAAAGTGAAAAAAGTTTGACAAATATAACGGGTATGTTATTATTATTTATAAATGCTAAGCAACAACGCCTAGCAGAATTGAGAAAGGAGGTAGGATCATGGAGAAAGTGAAAATGGCATCAGAGGAAACTCTTTTCCAAGAGATGGTAGGGCGGAAGTATTTCTTTCGCACGGTGACCTATCATCTTGTTGGGCGGGTAGAGAGGCAGGCCGGCAAGTTTTTGATGTTGGCCGATGCCTCTTGGGTCGCAGATAGCGGACGTTTCATGAACGCTATTCAGGAAGGGAAATTGAGGGAGGTTGAACCGGTGGGTATTGCATTTCTGAACATGGACACTGTCACGGATTTCTTTCCCTGGGATCATGACCTGCCAAAAGAACCCAAATAATTGAGAAAGGAGGCAAAATGATTACGACGAATTATATCGGTTCTTCGTACGAGGGGTGGTGGTGGAGGCCGGATGGCTCGACCC